CGTTGGTGGACTGCTTCCCGACCCGCAAACGATGACAACATGTTACGGACTTCATTGTTCTTGAATTTAGGTATCAGGAGTTCATGATAGTTTTCACCAACCTGAACATCAGACTGTGTGAACAGACGGAGAACCTGTGTGATAAAGTTCTTCTCTGGTTCACTCAGTTTGGTCTTCCAGTCTTGAACGTCTTCGGACAGTTCTGCTTCGTCTTCAATCCAGTGTATCTCTTCGTGTTTCTTTGAGAGTTCCACTGCCCACGGGTAGAGGAACGGACGGTATGTTTTTGAAAAATCTAGTAGTGACATTTGTTATCCTTCGCAAGCACGACATTCATCGTCTTCTTGTGTTTCTAATGGTTTGTTTAGGTGTTCCATAAGTTCTTCATATCCACCCACATATTCTCCTTCCAGATAAATCTGCGGAACTGTTTTGACATCTCGGCCTGTCACTTCACGAGCGGTTTTACCAATCTCTTTCAGGTCGATGTAATCAAAAGGAATACCACGCAAGCGAAGTTCTTCCTTTGCCATTGAACAGAATGGGCAGTCAGACTTACCGTAGACGATAGAACGGGTGTCACCTTGCAATGCGACACGTTCTACTTTCTCCGATACATTCTCTGCCCTTTGTTTTGATTCGGTGCGTAGGTAGTAGAGACCTTTCAATCCTTTCGACCATGCACTATAGTGAACCTTATTGACATAGGACTTCTCCGCACCAGACGGGAAGAACAGGTTCACAGATTGACCTTGACAGATAAACTCTTGACGTTCTGCGGAGTGTTGCACTACCCACATCTGGTCGAGTTCATCTGCGGTCTTGAATACTGCCTTCTCACCTTCGGTAAGAAACGGCAGATGTTGAACAGAACCCTTCTTAGTAATGATAGATGTCCAAATGGATTCGTTGTTCTCACCTCTCTCGTCAAGCAGTTGTTCGAGGTATTTGTTCTTTACCAAGAACGAACCCGCACGAGTTCGATGGGTGTATGCGTTTGCCTTCATCGGTTCGATAGAAGGACTTGTTGATAGAATTATTCCGCTTGAGGCGTTGGGCGCGATGGCGAGCAAGTGTGAGTTGCGCCTTCCAGACCCATCGCCATCAGGATATTCGCCACGCTCTTGGGCAAGGAGTTCAGTTTCCGCAACTGCTTCTGACTTAATGTGGTCAAACACGGTTCGGTTGATTTCTCTTGCGGCTTCGCTTTCCCATGCGACTCCGTGTTTTTGGAGGAGGCTGTGGAATCCCATTGCTCCGAGTCCGATTGACCGTTCTCGTTCTGCACTGTATTTTGCTCTTGAGATTGTGTCGGGTGCATTGTCGATAAAGAACTGCAAGACATTATCAAGCATCCGCACAAGGTCACGAACAATAGTCGTATCTTTCCATTCATCGTAGTATTCTAAATTCAGAGATGACAGGCAACACACCGCAGTTCTGTCTGCGCTGGTTGGTAGGTGAATCTCATTACACAGGTTCGACCCGTGAATCTTTAGTCCTTTATCTTTTAGCGGTTGCGGTAACGCATTGTTTGCCGTATCTATAAAATTAAGATATGGTTCACCTGTTCGGAATCGAATCTCAAGGAGACGTTCCCACAACTTGCGAGCATTAACTGTTTCTTTTACTTCATTATTTTTTGGGTCACGAAGGTCAAAGTCTTTGTCTTCTCTGACACACTCCATGAACTCATCTGATATATTTATAGCATTGTGAAGGTTCAGGGCCTTTCTTTGCACATCACCTGTAGGAATTCGTATATTCATGAACTCCACAATATCGGGATGTGAAATATCCATGTATGCGGCATACGAACCCTTGCGTGTCTTACCCTGACGGTAAGCAATCATATCTGCATCTACCGTATGCAGAAATGGGATTGGCCCTGGCGCAATGTCACTGACCGTTCGCACACTAGACCAATGTCCGCCAACACCGCCACCATAAACAGAAAGCCAACGAAGCTCACTAGAATGCCCAATAAGACCCTCAAGAGTATCGGGGACATATGTAAGGAAACAAGAGATAGGCATCCCTTTGTCTTTTTTCTTTCCGTTGGGAGCGTTAGATAATACTGGAGAAGCAAACATAAAATACTTATTGCTAACATAATCATATAGACGTTGTGCGAGTGCATCGTCCATCTCCTCTCTGTATCGTGACCACGCAGTGGCGGCACGGGCGAATCCATCTTGGGGGGTCTTTTCATAATCTAGTAGGTAAAAATCTTTTAACATTCCGACTGCGTATTCTGCTAGGATGTCATCTTTCTTACGGTCAATTTTAACGGGCATTGGATTCAGTCTTCCATAGGTGTGTGTTTTCTTTTGGGGATAGTTATATCTATACCCAGACGAGTTTTCAGATTGTAGTATTATACCCTAAATGGGTGGAAAAGTCAAACTTTTTTTATCAAAAATTGTAACCAAGTGAAATATAGGTTACACTATATTCTTCCTCGGCGTCATCGCTGATATACAAGTCATTGAGAGAGAACATCAAGTTCTTACTGACATGATAATCAATACTAAACTGGTTCTTGTTCAGTTCGTGATAGTCACCATTCTCATACAGATACTTGTTGGTAATACTGATAGGAGAGTCAGGATGCTTGTATCGAATCCAAGTAGAGTTTCGCCAGACTAATTCTGTGTAGTCTTCAGTTCCCATCTGTGTGACAGTGAACTCATGAGACATCTTCCATCTATCGTTACGAAAGAACTTATAACCCCAACCGACACCAGTGTGTGGGCGGAACTCACCAATCAAACGATTCGCATTATAGTTGAAACCGAAGTTGGCGATACCATAATGTCTTGGTGTGAAATTAAGAATGAACTCATACTCACCATCTGCGCGGTCAGTAAGGTCTTCACCATTCACTGAAGTTTTATAGACATTGGTTTCAGTTTCAATCTGAAAGTCTTTACCTTCAGGCTCCCATACAAACTTTTGATGTAGATTGAAACTCTTGGTATTACTGTCTTCTACTTTGTAACCAAGTTTGATATAGTTCTTACCGAATGCAGGCCCTGACCAAACAACACAAGCAGTAACCAGTGTTGTTAATAAAACTAAGAATATTTTATTCATTATCTACGAGCCTTATCAATCGCACGAGAACCAAACCAGAACGATATGATGGCCGCAAAGATTGCTTTTGTATCGTCATCCCAGAGAATATTAATTGCATCAGCGAAGTCTGTTCCCTTCTCTAATGCCTCCATTAGGAGTGTTATCTCAATAACAGCAAACAACCCAAAAAAACAGTATGTGATAATAGGGCGAACTGACTTCTGTAAACCAGCAATAAACCCTGTGCCTTGATTAATAGAGATATCATGTTGAATTAACCTATCATGTTCATTATCTGCGGCCTGTGCTTCCCATGCCCTTAACTCATGGTCGAACCCTGCTTTACGCAGTTCTGCCATAGTTTTCATTTTTTCTAGTTCAAACTTCTGTTGACCTTTTTGTTTAAAATGGTCTGTGATAGCAGGAACAACCGAACCACCAAACCCTAACACACTACCTAATAATCCACTTAACATTATTTACTCCAATATGTTTTACTTTCTTCACGTTTATCTATAAATCTTTTGAGGACTTCAATATCCTTCTTCTTTTTCTTTTTCATATGGACAGGGACAATCTTTTCTGGATTCTCTCCCGCACCCGCAACCGCAGATGTGCCCATAAATTCTCTAAAACTCTTCATCGGGTAATCTCCCCTGTCGAAAAGTATACCCACTGTTTAGAGTTTTCGTGGATACCCTTGTATATGTTAATACCTAAAATTTCATCAATCGGAGATGCATCGGTCTCAACAACACGAATCTTATCATCTTTCTTTACGATATCTTCACATTGAACAGTGAGTGTATCGTATCTCATTCGGTATATGCCTGGCGATAGTTCATTATTTTCAATGACAAACCACTTGGAGTCCTCGACCAGAACATCTAGAATATCAATCCCTGTCTCTTCGTGAATTTGCATCACTCTATCGTCTGATAATTCACCATGTTCTCGTATGAGTGCGAGTGCTGCACCATAACGTGCAATGACAGATTGACCGCCTGGTGCTTTTGCCATGATTCTTTTTAGATTGATAACAAGTCTGATGAACGGAGTGTAGTGTGTTCTATATGCCTCACGGTCATCAGTCTTCAAAGTGTTGAAGTCTGGATTCTTCTTACCATCTGCATCGATGATGCCAGCCTTATACGCCCCTAACTTCTCGAATGGTGTGACGAGAAGTTTAAGGAATCGAATCGTAAATACGAGGTCTGCTGCTGACTTTAATATACCCATAGTTCTATTTATATGTTTCGAAGTCTTTCAATGACTAATTTATCCATTTCTATGTTGGTATACATGTCGTTTTTGATTGCCTTGAGAAAGATAAGAAATGGTTTGAGTGTTTCCCAATGGTCAAGTTCAATCTTGAGTTCAAGGATGTCTAGTCCTGCCTCATGACCAAATACATTGAAAATTACTATGAGATGATTAATGATGAGTCTCTCAGATAACTCACCTGTAGTTTTGTATCGATTGAGAAGTCTTTTGATATACTTAAATCTCTTTAAGTCTTCAAAAAACTCCTCACTGTCGATACACTTGGGATTGTAGTAATGCTTCGCAGCGTATACTATTAAATTTTCTTTTGTCAACCGCATTATTAAAAATCCAAACAGAGGGTGTATTACCTCTATCTAGTCTTTCAATATGCCAGTCATTTTCTCAACAAGGGTTGACTTCTTTTTACGGCGGTCAAGTTCTACGCCATGTTGGCGACCTAATGCTTCGAGTTCAATCTTTGACATGTCTTCGAGAGACTTATCACCAACAGGTGCTTCGGTCAATGTCTGAACTTCCGCAGGGACTTCAACTTGTTCTACAACTGGTGCAATACCAAAGAACTCATCGATTTGTTCTTGGGTGAAACCACCAGATGCATATAACTCACCAGTGTCAGGGTCTTCCCAACCACGAGCGGTAGGAATGGCGTTTGAACACCAAGCAGGGGCTTTAATAGTCATTATTTCTCATCCTTACTAATATATCCACGGCGTTTTGCCATGCGTTCAAGAAACTTACGCGCTTCTTTTGTGCGAGCGTCATGTGGGTTCTTTTCTTTCTGACCCAGTTCTGCAATCTCACTCATTGTTTTACCAGAGATAATGTCTTGTGCTTGTGCAACAAGTTCTTCGGTAGTCTCTTCTTTGACTGCCTTGACTGGTGCTTCGGTTGATTTAACAATTTTAGTGTCACCAGCAGGATTGTCTTGAGGACGTTTACCAGACTTTGGTTTAGTTCCACCCTGTGCTTTGAAAGTCTTATCGTGACCGTCTTCTTCGTCATCTTCATATTTCTTTTCAGACTTTGCGTGTGCGTCTGCGAACTCTTTAGACTTAGGAGACTCTTTGTCCATGATACCTTCAGGTTTCGTGGCATTAGACTTCTGTTGTTTAGCGGCAGACTCAAGCATACCAAGAAGTTCTTCGGCGGCTTCACCAATCTTAGAGATTTCAGCAGTCTTGGCATTAGAGGCAACTTTCTTCTTGTCATCCTTCTTACCAGCAACTTTAGGTGCTTCTTTTTCTTCGTCTTCGTCTTCAGACTCGTCACCATTGTCTTCAGCGTCTTTTTCTTCGCCGTCTTTCTTAGGTGGGAAAGGTTTCTTTTTCTTCTCTTCACCTTCCTCGTCTTCAGATTCTTTCTTCACATTCTTGGCTGGTTTCTTACCGCCATCGATTGCGTCGTCAGTTGCCGCACGTTTCTTATGTAGATACTCGTCTGAACTATCTACATCGCCATCGTTGTCGATGTCTTTGTCTTTGCGGTCTTTGAATTTCTTATCGTTCTCGGCATCATTTACAGGGTCGAGTTTCTTTGCCTCTTCGAGGTCTTGTTTGGATGTCACGGATGCCCACGCTTCACCCAATCTTTTCATATCTGATGTTCTCATTGTTATCTCCGTTTACATCCACATAAATTTGACCAGTCCAGCGATTACGGCTGCACTGATGAGGTATACTACCTTGTTAATGATTGAGACGGTTCGAGCATTATCGTCCACCTTCTTCTCAATCTCGTCTAGTTTCTTGGAAAATTTATTCATGCGCTCGAAGTTATTCTGGTTATTACGTTCAAGATTAGATAGTTTCTCTTCCACACGGGCAAGAGAAATCATTGCATCCGCAAGTTTGTCTATTTTATCTTCAAGACGGTCAAATCTTACAGAGGATTCTGTCTCAATCCTTGCGAGTCGTTCTAACTGTGTTTCTTTAGCCATGTTTTTCCCATTAAACTATAGTTCTATTTATAAGTTGTTTGTTCTTTAATCGATATTTTTCTATTTTTACAGACCATTCATCGAATAAAGACTCATCCAATCCCAGATAATCTATAATGGTATAGAGAATATTCTCTGACCACTCTTCATCATTGTGGAACAAATCGTATGGGTCAACCCCTAACCAATCATGTCCCTTTGGAATCATATCCTTGTATAGTTCGGTCAGTTCTTGACACGACTCCCACGGCCGATTCCAAAACTTATCAACATCAAATCCATTCTGAATCAACCAGTGACCATCAGGATTATTCTGTCCTAGACCAAGTTTTGCTCTTGCAAGTTGGTCTATGTATTTAACACTCTTCTCCGTTCTTGACTGAAGCAAGATAGTCTTTGTTTCGCTCCAATCATTCCAAAGATAGTCTCGATAGTATTCTTTATGAACATGAAAACCATACCCGTGGTCTAGTCGTATGTTCCAAAGAGTGTCATCCCAATCTTTACCCGATACAGGTTGACTACCATCCATATAATATTGAGAGATTTCATCGTTTCTTTCTAAAAACCATCTCTCAACTGATTCATCATGTTCCACCTTCTTTGTAACAACATCCTTGTGTTGTGTCAGAAGACTTCCTAGAAACTCACCACCACCGCCACCGCGATAGAGAACATTAATTAGTTTCATCCCAAATTCTCAGTCTCAAGTCTCCCTTACCTTTGATGATTCTGTGATAGACCATCTTCGGTATGCGATACAATCGACCTTTCTCCATAATCATAGGCAACTGATTATCTAGTTGCAA